AAGCAAGGGATGATTTTGGTTTCTTTTGTGAGTATGTAGCAGATAAACCACCTGCCGAGCATCATAAAGAATGGCATCGGCACTTTGTAACGCAAGAAGATAGTAGTTGTTTAGTAAAGATTGCTGGCCCCAATATTGATCTATTGGCTCCACGAGGTTCAGCTAAATCAACCATCCTTGGATTATTTACTGCATGGGCCATTGGTGTACACACCATGGCAAAGAAACCGCTGCAAATTCTTTACCTTTCTTATACGGTTGATATTGCTCGTTCCAAGTCAGCAACCATCAAACGAATCATTGAAAGCAAAAGATATCAAGAAGTTTTCCCTAAAGTACGCCTTCTTAAAAACGTAACCAGTAATGAATACTGGTCTATTGACCATAAGTTTGCTGGTATTGATACCACTGGTGAAGAGCAATTTACTTTATGTGCAGCGGGCCTCAAAGGTTCGGTGACATCAAAACGTTCTCACCTGGTAATCATTGATGACGCAATTAAATCAGCCGCTGATATTGCTAATCCAGACATCCGTAAACAGATGCAGGACAACTGGAATGCAGTGATTGCACCAACCATGTTTGAAGGAGCACGTGCCATCTGCCTTGGTACACGCTTCCGACATGACGATATTCATTCAACTACTTTTAACCCACAAAACAATTGGATGCAGATCGTGTTATCTGCAATTCTTACTGATCCCAAAACAGGGGATGAAGTTTCATACTGGCCAGATATGTGGTCGTTGGACTATTTAAAGGAAAAGAAACGACAAGCACCTATTGCTTTTTCTTTTCAGTACATGAATCAAATCGTCAGACAGAATGAATTGTCCCTGGCGCCAGAACTTATTGTTAAAGCTGAGATCTCTACGGAGTTTGACACGCTTGCTGTAGGGGTTGACCTATCTGCTGGTACGAAAGAGAAAAATGATTATACCGTTATGGTTCTGGGTGGTCGCATCGAGGATCGCATTCACGTTATTGATTACCGCAGATTGCGAGTAATGGGTAACCTTGAAAAACTTGATGCCCTCAAGGAACTACTTAATGATTGGTCCATCCTTGGACGCGATGAACAAGGTAATTATTTTCCTACTTATTCCACCTGTGATATTTACTCAGAAGCTGTACAGTACCAGGCATCACTGGAAGCTGACTTCAAACGCGTTTGTTTAAACAATGAAAATCTTTATAACTTAAATTGGCATCCTGTCAAAGGATTCCGTGCAGATAAGTTGGCACGTTTCCGTGGTTGCATGGGTTTGTTTGAAGATCGCAAGATTATCTTCAATCGTTACCGCAACTTCACTGCAATGTTTGAAGAGCTTACCAACTTTGGTGTTAGCAGTCATGATGACTGTGTTGATGCGTTGGTTTGGATGATTAACGGATTAATGCGTAAAGGTAAGCTTCAGGTTGATTACTAACTTTTAGAATAGAAAAAAATACCGATATTATTGTGGGACCTGAATATATTGCAATCGGCATTACAGCTGTTGTTTCTGCTGTAACTGGCGGTGGATGGATGGCAACTAAAATACTTGGCCGTCAATCAGAACAGATCCAACAAGTATTTAATTATGTCGGCTCGCAAAAAAGAAGGATTGACATTTTGGAAAACGACGTGAAGCGTATGCCCCTGGAATACGTATTAAAAGTTGATTTTCTTAGAGAAATCCAACAGATGCATGACAATCTTAGTCAAATCAATACAAAGCTTGATAAACTAATTGAAAAACTACTGGAAGTAAAATGACTTACGTCATCGAAGTACAAGAAGATGATAACGGTGATTGTTTCATTACCCTTCCAGATGAGGTACTCGAAGATCTGGCCTGGCAAGAAGGCGATGTTTTAAATTATGATTTCCGTGGTGAAGGCATTGTCATTACTAAATTGAATGACATCAATGCATATGAAGTTATAGAGGATTAGAATAAAAAAATTGGAGATGATTAAAAATGCGTTTTAGTGGATATCAAAATGTGCCGGGTGCTCCAGGCCAAGTAGCATACCCTGGCATGAACCCAATGATGATGGCTGGTAACCCTAGCTTTGATATCAACCGTGGCGCAGGTGCCCTTGGTGGACGCTCTGGTGAGCAGCTGAGAAAAATATATGAAGGCGGCACGCAACAGAATCAACAACTAAATGAAGAACTACGTCGCCGTGGAATCATGCCCGGTGGACCGCAACTTCCTTTAGCTTTTGGTATGGGTGGCATGGCACCTATGGGCAACGCTGGTGCAATGACCATGCCAATGACACAAATGCCGATGGGATTCCAGAACAAAACTGTCTCCTGAAGCTGCTACTATTTAAAAAAGGAGAATAATTAATGGCGGACGCTAGAGCCCGGCTTCAAGAAATTATCAATGCCTATCTAGATAAAGATAGCAACATTGTTGTTGATACGGGCATTGTTGCGTCCCACGTAGCACAAATGAAACTTTTTGGCATTCGCCAAGGAGTTGAATTCTTTGCAGGCCAGGATAACTTTGGTGCTCAACGAAAGGACTTTATCGATCGCGTACTAAAGTACAACAAGATTGATACCCGTTTGGATTCCATCTGGGAATACTTTTTATGTGATGGAAAAGGTCTTTTTTACATTCGGCCAACTAAACAGAACTATCGGCTTTACTATTTTCGTGATCACGAATATCGTGCCTATTACAACGTTGATGGCGAACTTGATGAAGTTGTAATTATCTACAGTTATAAGGTACGTAAAGGCAACGGTTTCGGCGAAGCAATTAATACTACGAGTATTTCAGGTACACAAAGTACTTATAGCCCTGGAGCAAAACGCTATATTCGTTTATCTATTAAAGGAAGAGAAATTGAAGAAACTCATTCTGATGCAGAATTAAATTTTGATATGCCCACTTATGCCCTAACGGGCAATACAAAGAAGTTAAAAAATAGCCTTGGTTTTATTCCATGTGTTGAGATCATCAACAATGCCCAAGGCTTCTCCAATGAAGGGGTGGGTGAATTTGACCAAATGGCAAATCACATCTGCACCCATGATGATTTAATGCGCACGATGCGCAAGAACATTACCTTTTTTGGTAATCCAACATTGCTTTCCTCTCGGCCTAAAACCGACTTAATGGAAGCAGGTGGTGATATGTCCGTTCAACGGCCATCTATTGCTGCTAACTCAGGTTTCATGAGCCCTTCGCCCATGAGCCGTTCCATGTTTAAAGCTGATCCAGTCAGCCGTGGCATGGATGGTCAGATCAGGGTTCCAAGAGTTATTGCAAACCTGGAACCAAACGATCGTGTTGGTTATATTGTTCCAGATGCTATTACAGGTGATCAAAACGCATTTGCCCGTCAGTATAGGGAAGAGATCCGTACCGCTCTTGGTGGCGTGGATGAGTTGTCAATTTCTGCAGGTGTTACTGCAACTGAATACAAATCATTGTTTGGCCGCGTTGCCGCCACATCAAAGAAGAAAGCAAACGCCATTTACACCCACGGTATTTGTCGTTGTCTAGAACTTATTATTTATCAAGAAGAGCAGCTGTTTAAAACAACACTTGCGGCTGCTGCTGGTATGGAGAAACCAGTTGAATTACCTGATGATGCACCACCTGAACAACAGGCTGCATACGAAGATGCATTAAGTCAATATAACGAACAATTGAAGAAACTTATGTTAGCTTGTGTGGAAACTCAACAAATACCACCAAGTGTTGTTGGGTTAATTCCTGATGGGGATCTAACTGTTTTATGGCGTTGGCTTGGTCCCGTCTATGAAGATTCCACGCAAGATATTCTTAACAACTCTATTGTTGTAAGAAACCTTCAGGAATTAGGTGTTGATAGCATTGAAGCACTGAAGTACCTCTTCCCTTCTAAAACGGATGAGGAAAGAGCCGAGATGCTATCTGGGTTCCCATTCAGGATGGTGAACGAATTGCAGGGTGCTTACTCTCAATTTGCTCGTCTAGTGGGGGGAATGATGCAGACTCCTCACCCGCAAGCACCGGATCTACCGATGGCTGCGGATCCCAGATTGGATCTAACACCATATCTGTATCGAACATTAGAAGCCTTACAAAAGGAGATGAGTTATGCAGGACGCTACCGTCCAATCGATCCCACAGACGAGCCAAGTTCCGGCAGCGGTGGCTCCGAGCAGCTACGTGGCTCCGGCTCCGGCGCAAGCTCCAGTGGCAGCACCAGTCCAGTATCAGGTGGGTACCAGTTACCCTCAGGCGGTACCACAGGCAGCCCCCAGCTACCAATCAGCCCCTACGCAGTACGCCCCCCAATCCCAACCGGAAGCCCAGGGCAACCCATGGGAATCGGCGTTCAACAAGGTGGTGAATCTGCTGAGCGCACCAGTTCAATCCCCGTTCCAGGGTCAACCGTCTCAGACGACGCAATACAGTCCAGCCAACTACGGCCAGCTTCCCAGCAACCTGGGTACGCAACAATCGGCTCCGCAGACCTCATTACCCAACCAGGCCTACTCGCCCAACTCTTCCCAAACTTCCTCGATTCAATCATTGGAGGACGTAGCGGATCTCCTGGATTGGAGCCCGGAAAGCCGGAACGTGGTAAGCGCGTACGGAACAGAAGCTCCCGCAATTCTAAATAATTATGCTCTCCAGCTGGAAGATATGCTGGATAGTGCTGTTGCCTGGGGTGGCAAAGCACAAGAACTGCTGAATGGCTATGCCGAATTCAGTGTTAATGAGCACCAGGAGAACCTGGCATACAACGAGATCCTGACCAATCCCGATGTACTTAGCGATTACACGCTGAAGTTCTTTGGTCCTGAGGGTCCCTATCCTGTGTATGAGGATGAGGCTCAATTGGAAACCCGTGGTTATCCCACTGCACCGATTGATTCTGCCCTGGGTCAATTCCCTGCTCCTCCTACCGCAGCAGCTCCTCAGCAACCTGAAAACTTCTGGGGCAGCTTTAAGCAACAAATGGATGTGGATCCCAGCCAGGCATGGCGTCTCCTGAATAACGCTCAGCCTCAAGTGGTTTCCAACAAGCTGTTTGTAATGGAGTGATTCCATGCGTGGCGCTTATAGATACGGTGTACCCGCTGCAGCTGGTTTGCTGACCGGCGGGTATGCCCTTTCTCAGAATGAAGATCCAGGATCTGCTGCACTTGCTGCAGGTACTGGTGCTTTGGGCGGCGCAGCAGGACTATTAGGAGCCCGTGCACTTGCAGGTAAGTACAACCCTGCTTTAGTTGCAGCGGCGCAAAAACAAGTTACTCGTCTTGGGAACAAGATTGGTGACGTGGCACGCGATCTTCCACAAGATAGCTTGCGTCGCAAAGCTGCAAATATTGGAGCTGATGCAGTTTCTGCAGTAGATGCTCGTTTATTTGGTGATCCTTTAGCTGGAGTTTCAGCTGCACTTCCTTTCCCAAGCCAAGCTGTTCAGCAGAATGTTGCTAAGGGACTTGCAGCTGGTTTAGTGCCAGCATCTGCGGCTGCTGCTGGACTAGGAGGTTTAGCGCTTGGTGCAATCCCTGAATCACTGGGTGTCCCTGGATTCCAACAAGGAATGGCTATTGATCCTGAATCCTACGGATCTAGCAACTCCCCTGGTGCACGCTATAAAGCACCTACTATGCAGTATATGTAAGCTTAAAGCTTATTACCTGCTAGAATTTGTTTTAGATAAGACACATGTGTCTTTATCTTTCACCCGATAAAAACACTGACACTGGAGGATAAACTAAAGTGTTCATTGATAGCTAGTTCAGATCCTGGTAGGTATGTCCCTTCAAGATTTGGTAAATAGCTCCGTGATTACAGTTAAATTTTTCAGCAATTTTTCTATAAGAAAGACCTGCTTCTTTTAAAGATTTAATTTGTTTCACGTCATCCGAAGAAAATTTTCTCAAAGATTTCTTCGGCTTTCCTTTACTGGCAAAACCATTGTTTTTGTAACAACCGTTTTCCCAGGCTCTTGTTAAATTTTCTTGTTTGGTAACGATCTCAAGATTAGCAAGTTGATTATTTCTCTTGTTGTTATCTTTGTGATCAATCTGTAGGGAAAAGTTACTGGTTCCATGAGAACGCAGATCTAATCCTAAAAAAGCAATTGCCATCAAGACGTGAAGATGAAATCTTTTTCTCTTTCCATCTACAAGAACTGAAATACGGTCGTAAACACTGGTGGAACTAATAGGAATCTCTAGAAAATATTCTTGATTATCGGGATCAAGTTGTTTTTCAAAAGCTTTCCCTTCTTCCGTTAAGTAAAGATTACCAAATCCTGGAACAAGTTTTGGATTCATGTTGTTTATAAACAGGTTTCCAGACTGTAGCACGCCTCAACTGAACGCTCAACGTTGTCACCTCACCAAGCAATTGATGAGTGCAAACCGGATGAATTCAGGGAAGCCCTAACGTAAAGACGAGGGTAATCCTGAGCCAAGCCAATCAAGAACGTGATTGGAAGGTGCAGAGACTACTGGGGGTAACACGATCTTGTTACGTAATACCAGATTCAGCGTCCGGCATCCCACAGGGATGAAGAGATAGTCCACCCCTCTAAGAAACTAGAGACCAGGAGAACGATTTTCCAAAGATTTTAGGTGCGGAACTTTATCGTCCTCACCCTGCTTATGTTACCGAGATGGCTGTGGAGCCCGTGGTTGTCCACGACTTCACTCGTCAGCCCGGTCAAACCGTTCAGTTAGATCGCTATAAGTTCTGGGGTACCCCTGGTACGAAGGATAGCCGCGAGCGTATCTCTGATCAGACCATTGGTACTGCCAATAGCCGCAACATCACCAAGGAAAAGGTGCTTGTTGTTCTGAAAGAATACACTGGCCCTGCTGATCCGGGTGATCCCACTCAGCCCAGCACCTTCAAAATTGCTCGTGAAACCCTGATTACCGCCCAGCGTCTGCTGCTGGATACCGGTAACCTGAACATGTTCCACCAGAGCATTGGTTCGCTGACTCTGCTCGATGATTATCGCCGGTGGCGTGATCGTGTGTTCATTGATGAACTTGCCAAAGCAGAAGCAAACGGTGCTGCCTCCACCACACAAGGCGGTTACTACTTCGCTGGTGCTAAGGAAAAGAATGCTTCCGGTCAAATCACCTATAGCCTTGCTGAGTACCAAAGCCAAACTCAGCAGTTCCAGGTGCGTACTGACCTTCTGACCGTTGTTAAGGATCTGCGTAAGCGTAACGTTCCTACCTTCGCTGATGGTCTGTATCGTTGCATTTGCGATCCCGTCTTCATGATGCATCTGCGTCGTGATCCTGACTTCCGTGAGATCGCTCGTTACGCTGGTACCCCTGGCCAAGGCATGTACATGGGTAATCCCATGATGCCTAACAACGCCAGCTTCTACATGGGTCCCCAGGCTGGTCAAGGTTACTTCCTTGCCGGTGAGCCGGTGATGCCTACTGGTGTTCAGTTTGAAGGTGTGAAGTTCTTCGAATCGACCAACTTCCCCATCAAGAACGTCAACGCTTCGTTCGATGCTGGTTCCACCTACACTTCCCAGGAAGTTGCCCAAGGTTACTTCTTTGGTCCTCAGTCGATTGGTGTTGGTATCGGCGGCCCGAACGCTCAGGTGCTCATCAACAACAACGACGACTTCAGCCGCTTCATCATCCTGATCTGGCAACTGTATGCTGGTTTTGAAATCCTGAACAAGGACTTCGTTACCACCGCATTCAGCTTCATCCAAGACGATGGTACCGTCTGATAATTAATCCATACATTTAAATTACTGGAAAAGATAAATGACCTATTTGTCCGCTAAGAAAATCTACCCAGGTAACTGGGCAGAGCCCCTCAACGGTTGGTACAAGAACATTGATACCAACGATGACGGCAGCAACAATAACTCCAAGGGTGGCCCCACTTGCGTGCTGGCAACTCCTGGCTACCGTTACTTCCAGCAGCGTGGTTACGTTCCTGTCACCAACACTTCTGGTGGCGGTGCTGTTTCCTCCGGCAGTGTCATCGTTCCTTCCCCTTATCGGAATGACGATACCCGCACTGACATCACCGGTATGGTGATCTCCGGCAGCAGCACCCTTCCTGCCTATGTGTATCGCGCAACTGTTTCCGTTGCTTCTGGCTGGGGTGATGGCCGTGTTGCTTCTGGTGTGTATGCCGCAACCGGTAACATCATTACCTTCGGTCCTGGCCTGGAATCCAACGCAGGTGTTGGCGCAGCTGTTTCCCAAGCAAACCTGCAGTCCACCACCTCTGGCAGCCAGCCCGGTGAGATTTATTTCGCTGGTGGTTCCGCTGCTT